GCAGCGTAGTTGCCGTCGGCGAAGTAACTGCTTATGGCGCAACATCTTAATAATGAAAGGAAAATAATTATGGAAAAATTCTTATTTTGGTTGGCAAAGATTTTCAATGTCGATTTAGTTACAGAGAAAATCATTTATCGGGACAAAATTGTGGAAGTCCCAAAGATTGTTGAGAAAGAGGTAATTAAAGAAGTACCTGTAGAGATAATAAAAGAAGTACCTAAGGAGGTTATTAAGGAAGTGGAAGTAATCAAATACATTCCAAATCCTGATTTATCAGATGCTATTAAATATGAAGGTTATGTAGAAAATAATCTTACAATTGATGGCAATTTTTTAGTAAAAGGAATATTAACAGTAACAGGCGAAGTAACCTGTTTTAAAATAAATAGTAAATAATATGGCACTACCGAGTACAGGAATAACAACGTCGATGGTTGCAAGTGCAATCGGGGCTTCAACAAATGATGTGGGTACACTATGCAGTCATCCGAATGTGAATAAATGGAGTAGATGGAAGCCGATTTCATTGGCAAAGATTACAGGAATAACCGAAAGCGATTTATCAAGTGTAAATTTTGGATTTACCCCGAAATCATTTTATGTAAGCGAAATTCCATCAAACAAACAAAATGAAACAAGTTTGTTTGTATGGGGGGATTATGAAAAACCAACAGGAGGTGCTACTTCACCATATAGATTAGGTGATTTTAGAAATTATAATCATCAGGCATTATCTCCTTTCGTAGGGTTAGAATTAAAAAATAGTAATAATTACCAAAAACCTGTTTCAGGTAATTATACTTATCCTCAATATATTCCAACATATAGATGCAGACTTATTTTTGAGCCAAATGCGGATATAAGGTTACACGAATTTCACGTAGATACTTTGAATTTGGCTGATTTAAAACTTACTCTTATTATAGGTGGAAACTTTAATGGCTTGTCAGCACCCGAATTTTTATATGCACAAAGTTCTAAAACATTAGGGGCAGCAATTAATGACGGCAATTTAAGCTTACTTGTAGAATTAAATACATTTGATTTAGCAGAAACGATACAAGTAAATCAAAATATAGTCTTAGCTTGTTTAGCACCAATTGTAAGTTCAAAGTCGGAATTATTTGGTACTAAATGCGTTTCTTTAAAATTTAATCCTTTATTTAATGCTGTGTTATATTTTGATAATTATGCGATTTATGGAGACGGCAGTAGCGATGGAGGTTCAATACCTGTTAGCACAGCTTATGGTACTTGGGAGTGGTTAAACGATGTAAATCCATACATAGCATTAGAATATGGTGAATATATAATGCACTTTGATATGCTGTCTTATATAATGCAGACAGGTGCATCTGGGTTTGCTAATTTGGTTGTCTTTATACAAGAATTGGATCAAGAATTTGTCATCACACAAAGCGATAAGATAGATTTATCCGCAATTGATTCAGGAATAATAGATACAACATTAGAAAAAGTAAATTTAGGTAATTTGTATAATTCATTTACTGGTAACACTTTTACACAACTTACTTGTAAGTTTTACGTGCGAAGTGCTTCAAGTGGGATAACAGTTTCATTTAATGAACAGAATATAACGATAGATGTACCACAATATTAATACAATTTTAAACAAATAAAAACTTTACTGAAATGACAACAAAACTAATTAAACGGACGATTGAAGAAACACTCGATGAACAAGGTGCAAAGGTTGAGAAAGTAACGGCTATGGAAGTAGCCCTGTTAGACGAGAATGGAAGTGAAGTAGGTCGTGTGAACACGAACATTTGGGGAGGAAATTTCAACATCAATACAGGAAATATTGATGTAGAGTCAGTTAATGAAGCAATTACAAATATTTTAATCGGACAATAATATGGCAACAAAGAAAATTAACTCGAAAGAAAAGTCCTCAACTGCAGCGACAAGTGCAGGCACGATTACACGTAACGAAGCCGTATCGCTATTCATGCTGATACGTGACATTAAGAACGGAAGTCTTTCGCGTGAAGCGCTTGTTAAGTATATTATGCTTCGCGTGAAGTTGAAAGCACTTTACGACGAGTACGAACGTGTTCGACAAGAAATAAGCGAGCAAACGAAGCCTGACGGATGGAAGGAAGGTGATGCGCAAGATGAATGGAACGAGGCTTTCCGTCCTGTTATGGAAGCCTGGCTGGCGGAGCCTGCAAATATAGAAACGAAAATCTTTACTGAAAGCGATTGCGCCGATCTCATTATGAGCAATCCCGACAAAACGGGTACGTTCGTGGATGTTGTGATGGAATATTTAAAGAAATAATCTAATGGATAATGGTATAAACTATTTCAAGATTACATTTATCGCAGTAGGGGGGTACATAGGTTGGCTTGTAAACGAGTTCAAGCCGACCTTCCCGCTTATGTTGGTGGTAATAATTTTTATACTGTACGACACATGGACTGCCTATCAGCTCAATAAAAGGGCGAGCGAAAAATATCCAGACAAGGTGGCACGAGAAAGGGCGAAGTTTAAAAGCTTTTCGTTCACAAAGGTAATAAGGTCGACTATACCCAAGCGATTGGCACTTATTATATTAGCCTACCTCGTCGAGCATTGGGTATTTGTTTACATGAAAGTACCGTTGTCTTATATCGTGGCTGGGATTATATGCTTTGAACAGGCATGGTCAATCCTCGAAAACGAAAGCTCATGCAGAGGTGAAAAGGACGGAATGTTCTGGAAGTTGTTACAAAGAATAATGATAGATAAAACGGAAAGACATTTCGATATAAATCTCGACGACTTGAAAGATAAAAATGAATCAGAAAAAGAAAATGAAAATGAAAACAAGTGATAATGGAATAGAATTTATAAAGAAACATGAAGGATTAAGATTGAAAGCATATCTTTGTCCGTCAGGCAAGCCGACAATCGGTTACGGACATACGAAAGATGTTAAGCTCGGAGACGTTATAACCGAAGAAGAGGCAGAACAACTGCTCCGAGAGGATTTGATTGTAGTCGAGAATGAAATAAACAAGCACAACCTTGACATCAACCAAAATCAGTTTGATGCGTTGGTGAGCTTCGTGTATAATGTGGGCGTTGGTAATTTCAGGACATCGACGTTGTTGAAAAAGATAAAAACCGATCCAAACGATAAAACCATCGCAAATGAATTTAAGCGCTGGGTTTATAGTAATGGTAAGAGATTGCCAGGATTGGTTAAAAGGCGAGAAGAAGAAGCGAAGTTATATTTTTTAAATTAAAATGATATGAAAAAGATAAGAATTGGTAACGATTTTGTACTTGTCTGGATTATCACAAGGGGTGGGCAGCCAGAGGATTTATCAAACATTATCGATGCGTCCTTGAATGTTCGTGTTTTCACAAAAGTTAAAACTGTACCGTTTGAGATTATAGATAATAGTCTTCGGATAGAATTTACCCCAGAAATTTGCGATACACTCGGGGTGTATAATTTGGTGTTTTCTTATGAACTACCAGATTATGGATTATCGGATTTGCAAAGGAAGTGCACGATTGATGTAAATGCCTTTCAGATTGTACCTGCCAGTATGATGGCTGACGACATTACCGAATTTTCTGTTACGTCCGATTTATTGATCGGATTTAAGGGTGATCCTGGTAAAAGCGCGTATGAGATATGGTTGGAGGCTGGAAATATTGGTACAATAGATGATTATTTGGCAAGTTTAAAAGGTGAGCCGTTTACGTTTGAAGACTTTACCCCAGAACAACTTGCTTTATTAAAGGGAGAGAAGGGCGACCCGTTCACCTTTGAGGATTTCACTCCTGAACAACTTGCTTTATTAAAAGGCGAAAAAGGAGATAGCGCCTATCATATATGGCTTGACGCAGGAAATATAGGAACAGAGGAGGACTTCTTAGCAAGTCTAAAAGGCGAAAAAGGAGATATGGCGGAAGTCTCGATGACAATAAACGAATTTGGAGATTTAATAGCAACAATAAACAATTAACAACAATATGGCAACAGTAATAAATTTAGGGAAAGTAAGACCGCATGACGCTGGGGAATGGAGTGCAACATATCCTGGTGGCTATGACGTTTTAAGTATCGTTACATACGGCGGTGGAAGTTTTATGTCTAAGGTAACGGCAAATACATATCCGTTGACTGATAGAACAAAGTGG